CGGGTGGATTCTACTATGTGGTCAGATCCATTGATGATGTGGAGTTAGTGATAGCCGAAGTAAGACAGAAAACAATTCAGAATATTAGAGATTTTATACCATTTTAAAGGAAATTATGTTTGACGATAAAATAAGCCTGGAAGATTACCATGATCTTCCTGCAATGAGTGCTCACAATTTTATGGATGCTTCTGCTAATTGTGTAATTGCAGAATATAATAAACGTATAAAAGTTAAGCTGGCAACCAAAGCAATGATTAATGGCACGCTAATACATACCGCCACCGAAACCCAGGACATTGCAAAATACTATGCAGTTGAACCACCGGATATTAATAAACGGACCAATGCAGGGAAGCAACAACTTGCCGAGTTCTACGAATCAATAGGGGATAAAATACCAATTACCCAGGATCAGTGGGATATGGCAGAAGGCTGCATGGAAGCAGCATGGTCACATCCAGATGCAAAGATACTTCTACATTGCGCAAAGTTTGAGAGGAGTGGCTTCTGTACTCTCCAGGGCATTGATGTAAAGGCAAGACCAGATTTGGATTGCACAAAAGAAATTAGTGTATTGGCAGATATTAAATCGAGGCAGGGTGGAAAAGCAGATGCAGAAAGTTGGCTAATGGATTTTTGGAAATATAAAACATACATCCAGGCAGGATTACAGATGCTGGTGTGGGAAGCTAATAAAATAAAAGTAAAGGATTATTATTATATTCTTATTGAAACCGCTGCACCTTATGAGGTGAATGTAGTTTTTCTGGATGAGGAACTAATAGAGGCTTCAAAAGATTTAACACTAAGAGCAATAGATAAATGGAAATTATGGCTGAAGGAAAAATCTCCAGCTGGTTACGGAAAACCACAAGCTCTATCATTAAAATCATGGATGCAAAACCAGATACTGTATCTATAGAATGCCGATGGTGTGGCACAGATGTTCCGCAGCGCAGTATTCAGACTAAGAGTTATTGCAACCAGGTTTGTTATCGCAGATATAAAAGATCAAAAATTAAAAAGGTTCGAGAACCTAAGAAATGTACTGAATGCGGGAAGGATTTTATCCCGAAGAAGCATAACCATTTGCGGTGTGGGAAGAGATGTGCAGATGCAGTAAGGAATAGATATTTGAGGGATCAGCGGAAAAAGAAACTCCCACTTGATCCAAAACCTTGCCAATTTTGCGGGCAGCTGTTTGAACCGATACATTATAGGAATATCTTTTGTGGACCGCATTGCAGAAGATTAGATGAAGTAAGGAGGTATAAGCGTTCAGCTATTACAATACCAATTGTCAAATATAAAAGATCAGTTAATAAGGGTGATGTTTCCACCAGTAAATATGCTGCTGAGATTGAAGCATATAAAGAAGCTGGCGGGAAGATTACAGTGTTCCCTACATTAAAATCCACACCCCGCCCAAATGTTGGTGTGGATGTTAGGAAGGGTAAAAGAGAATGGTCCGTAGATGATGTTGCGGATCTTGATCCAGTTGAGGATATTTTCAATAACAATAATAATAATATATAGGAGAGTGATATGAGCTTTGACATAATACCAGAACCTAAAATAACATCTGATTATTTAAAAATAAAAGAAAATGAGAAACACCGAATCAGAATAATGGGAACTAAAGATGACCCATCAACATTAATCCAGGGATGGTTAGCATGGGATAATGAAAGCCAACCACATAGAGAAGCATATGAATTAGGCAAACCATGCTCTAAGGAGCTGAAGGGTATAGACAGAGATGGTAAGCCAAAACTATTCTGGACATTCATTGTGTACCATGAAGATGAGAAGGCAGCAAAGATTTTTGAGATTACACAGCAGACAATTAAGCAACCCATTTTGGATTTGCGAAATAATGAGAAGTGGGGAGATCCCAGGAATTATGTTATTGAGATTGGGAGAACTGGAACAGGAATGGAGACTGTATATAGTGTGGTTGCAGAACCACCAGTGGAAGAACCAAGCCAGGAAGTGATAGATATAGTCAAGGAAGCACAGATTGATCTGAGGGTTATGTTTAAAGGAGACAATCCATTTGGTGCATTATCTGATGACCAGGAGAAGAAGCAGAATGTTAAGGAGCTGGTGGATAAGGGAGAGCCTGTACCAAAAGGAATGGAAGTTAGTAAAGTAGGTAGTGTAGGTGCAGATGCAATAAATATATTAAAATCTGCCAAGGATAAATCTGAAGCAACCAAAGATGATATACCATTTTAGAGAGGAAAAGACATGGATGTTGAAAGAAAATCATTTCTACTTTACAAAAATATGTATGCTCCGATTAAGCATTTATCAAATACTGATTTGGGTAAATTATTAAGAGCTCTATTTGAGTATAATTTAGAGGAGAAAAAGGTAAATGGTTTTAAGGTAGATCCAGAAATTCGGATTGCTTTTGAGTTCTTTCGTAACGCTTTTGAGATGGACGATGAGAAGTATCAAAAGAAGGTCAAAGCCAGCAGAGAGAACGGATCTAAGGGGGGTAGACCACCTAAACCTGAAGAACCCACTGGGTTATCTAGCCCCCCTAAAAAACCCGATATAGATATAGTTATAGATATAGATAAGGATATAGAAATAGAAAAAGATATAGATAAAGATTTAAAAGAAAAACAAGTAAAAGAAATTTTTGAAAATTGGTGGAAATTCTGGAAGGGGAATATTAAAAGGGATAATCCAGGGAATAAAGCAATTGCAAAAAAAGAATACAAGAAGTGGAAACTGAAACCAGAGCAAATAATAAAAGCAACTAAGAATTACCTGAAAGCTACTGGTGCTTACCACAAAGATGCTGAAAGATTCCTTAGACTAAGTGATGGGTTAGTTAAACAGCACCTCGAAGATGAACCACAAAAACCACTATCACAAGTTACGAACAGAGAGATCCCCATAGAGCCTAATCTTAAAAATCACATTGATGTGTTAAGGAGGGAAATAAGAGGGATGACTAAACCACAACTCTCTGAAATTTGGGAAAAGATACCAGATTATCTAAGAGAAAAACAAGAAGTGCAGAAAATGTTTGCCGATAAAATGTAAGGTTGTACAGTTTGGAGTTACACCACATCCTGTGCTAGATTAAAAAATAAAACACTAACCCTTTGATGCGAGGAAGAAAATGAATCCAGTGCAATTTAGGAATGCCACTAGCTACATAAGCGGGGGCGATTTAGAAGCAGATGTTACAGGAACAACAATAGATGCAGGACAGTTTAGGAAAGTCTGCATGGTTGCTGTGAATAACGGAACTAACTCACCAGCCGGTGATGCTTATATTCAACACTCAAATGACGATAGCACATGGGTAAATGGTGCAACTGTAGGAATCTCTGGAGCTGAAACTAATCTGATGGAAGATGAAGTTTATGCCAGGTATATTCGCTTCTTTTACGATAGATCATCTGGAGGAGCTGATGCAACTATTGCTGTAACATTCACTCTCAAGAGCTGATGCCTAAAATTCTCAAACGCCTGGTTTCACAACTGAAGAAAAAAGGGAAAGGAGAAAAAGCTGCCTATGCGATTGCTACTGCTTCACTGCAGAAAAGTGGGAACTTTAAAGAAGGCTCTAACAAACTAACAAAGAAAGGGAAGAAACGCCAGAGTATGACAGCTGGAGAAAGAGCAAAGAACAGAGCTGCAACCAAAGCAGGCAAGAGTACCAGGAAGTATAAGTATAACAGCAAAACAAACCGAGCTACATTGAAATGACTGAGAGAAACTATAAGAAAGAATACAAAGACTTTCATGGTAAGAAAGAGCAGCGTAAAAAGCGAGGTATGAGGAATAAAGCTAGGAGGAAAGTAGGGCTTAAGGTAGGAGATTCGAGAGAAGTGGATCACAAACTATCACTGAAGAAAGGTGGTGGTAATTCGCGGAAAAACCTCAGAGCAATCAGCAGGACAAAGAATAGAAAGAAAGCTGCTAAATGACTAACAAGAAGTGGGAAGTGACTCAGGAAGTAATAGACGAAGCAGAGAAGCTCGCTGGGCTTGGGTTGAATATGGAGCAGATCAGCTGGAATCTAGGGATTAATCCAAGCACGTTGTATAAATATAAGGCTCAAATGGGCGCGCTGAAAGAGGCTATATCTCGCGGGTGTGCGCGAGGAATCGCATCAATGGCAGGTAATCTCAAGGATCAGGCAGAAAATGGGAACACTCACGCTACAATGTTTTATCTCAAGAACCGCGCACCAGATCAATGGGCGAATGATATACAGAATGTAGCTAAGATCCAGGTTAATTTGTCAAGGATAAGCGATTCAGAGCTGCTTAATGAGTTAAGAGAAGATCCAGCATTATTAAACGCTGTGAACATACCTCAACTGGAAGAAAAGTGATAAATTTTATATGTACGATAATGGTCGTAATGGTACATATAGATGTTATTTTACAACATATAGTTGTTATCAAAAGTAGATTGGTACAGCAATGGTACAGCATTTGACTTATGGATGAAAAAAGTTCAATGATTTCAGAAAATTCCACGCTAGGCAGTCGGGTTGTTTACCCTACAGCCCGCAATGAGGAGCAGATAGCTATACTTTTGAGGAAGCCAGAGCCAGATGATCGTGTAATGGGATTTGTGCTGGACTCCTGGTGTAAAACAGTAGCTTCTGAGCCACCTTGGGATTTTGCAGCCACCCACCACACTCCACCGCCACCCCACCCCTTATTGATATATATGCATGACACAATCCTCAAAAAAATAATTCGCAACTCCACTATCACGCTTGCCTGCGATCCAGATGATCCAGACACAGTGTGGGGTTACATATGCAGTGATGGTGATTTGTTACATTTTGTGTATGTAAAGAGTGCATTTAGGGGATTTGGCATAGGAGGATGTTTGTTTAGATCAGCAGGATTGCCATCTGGCAAGATTGAGATTTCACACCGGACCGGAAGTGTTTTTAAGGCATTCCCGAAGTCACGTTTAATTTGGAACCCTTACAGGATGTTTTATGGAACTTAGTAAGATACATTTAGCGAGTATTCTGCAGATGCCAGGAGGTACTTCAGAGATATTGCACCGCGGAGAGAAGAATGGAGTTGAAACCAGGATATATTATACAGAAGGTCTTATTTGCGTAAAGCGTGAGATTGAGGGAGTTGAGCATACCAGGTTAGTTCCATTGAATAATATTTTAAGTATGGAGGAATATGTCGGGGAGTCCGTTAAAAAGAAAGCGCAGGGAGGAAGCAAACAATCTGCAGTGGAATCGGGAGCAAAGACTGCTGGTCGAGGAAGCAGTAAGGCGAAAAAGGGCTAGGGATTCAGTAAGAAATAAGTTAAAGGAATTGTGTGGAGGATTGGAAAATTCTCTACATTCTTTCCAAAAAGATTTTTTATTATCCCCCAAAAAAAAGAAATTAGCGAGGTGTAGTAGACGTGCAGGGAAAACGCATTTAGCAGCAGTGGGGTTAATAAGTGCAGCAGTTAATAATGACAATTTGCTAGTACCTTACATCACGTTATCTATCAAAAATGCCAGGAGGATTGTCTGGACCACATTGAGGGAGATTGAGAGACAGTTTGCATTTGGGATGGAGTTTTTAGAGAACAGTTTAACAGTGAGGTTCCCAAATGGTTCACAGATTATTATGGGAGGTTGCCAGGATGCAAATGAGATTGAGAAGTTTCGTGGACCTAAGTATGCGCTTGCAGTAATTGATGAAGCACAGAGTATTAAGAGCTCTACATTAGCAACCTTGATTGATGACATTTTAGAGCCTGCAAGTTTGGATTTGGATGGAGCAATTTGGATGTTTGGAACCCCCGCTGCATCAGCTGCTGGGTTTTTCTATGATGCAGACCAGTTAAAGAATAGTGCCTGGGAGCAACACGCCTGGACATTATTGGATAATCCTCATTTACCTGGTGCAAAAGATTGGTTATCAAGGAAGATGCAGGAAAATTTGTGGAGTGAAACAGATGCAACATTCCGCAGGGAGTATCGCGGAGAATGGGTTAGAGATGAAAACAGTCTTGTATACCAGTTTGACAAAGTGCGGAATTTATCTGATGAGCTGCCTGATGTGGATTGGCATTATGCTTTGGGCGTTGATTTGGGTTTTATTGATAGCACTGCATTTGTTGTTATCGGTTGGTCTGAAGAATTACCGGAAACTTATGTTATCGAAACTAGCAAATTTACTCACCTCACCAGTGATGATATTGGCAGGAAAATTAGGTTCCTTGATTCGGAATATGAATTTGAAAGAATTGTTGCTGATACAGGAGGTCTTGGCAAAATGGTGGTTGAGGAGTTGTCAAAGCGTTTTTCGATCAATATATTACCAGCTCAAAAACGTGCTAAGCATGACCACATTGAGTTGCTTAATTCAGACTTTAAAAAAGGGAGATTACAAATTTTGGAAACAGAAGAGAATGAATCTTTGATTGATGAGCTCGAATTACTAGAATGGGATTTGAACGAGAGAACAAAGGGGCGTTTTATTGAGAGATCAGACTGCGAAAATCACGCGTGTGATGCAATGTTGTATGTATGGCGTGAATCCCTGGCGTTTTTACATCAAAAAGAAGCAATTCAGCCATTATTAGGTTCAGATGAGTGGTTTTTAGCAGAAGAAAAACGTATGGAAGAAGCAGCAGAAGCAAAAATAGTAGGTGATGTGGGAAATTGGTGGGATGAACCAGGTAATGATCCAGATTTTGATGGAGTTTTGAATTAATGGCAGAAAATAAATACAAACCAATGCACCCTTTGATGCGCCATTTGCAAAAAAAGAATGCAAGGGAAATGCTTTCACGCCCAAAACCTACACCAGAAGTACACAAAGAAGGTTTAGACGAAGAAATGAAGCAGCAAAAAGTAAAAGATGCAATAAATAAGGTTATTGACAACCCAGGTTTAACTCCAGATCAGAAAAAAGCCATTGCAGCTGGTACAACGCGAGCCTGGTATGCAGATTTCCCTGGTGCGCCTGCAGATATTACAGGAATGGGGGTTGATTACTTGGTAGAAGGTCTAAAAAGCCTGCTTCCAAGTGGTGAACAGGCAGGATTTGATGTTGCTAAGAGGTTAGGACTGACAGCGGTACAGGAAGGTGCAAGAAATCCAATATTAGGTAGTAAACACCTGGAAGAACTAGGTGAAAAAATTGGTTATATTCCACCTACAACTGGAACAGACTTGGAAACGTATGCCAGAATAGGAGCAGGACTCCTTGATCCTGTGCCTGTACCTTTATTTGCAGCTACTACAGCAAAACAGACAGCAAAACAGATAGTAAAAGCAGATGATGTTGCAAAACCTATTTTTAAATCACCAGGTGGAGCAGCTGCAGCAGATATTTCTAAAGAAACTATTCCTGCAAACAAGGTTAAGAGTCAGCTCGAAGGTAGAGGAGTTAATAAGGATGAAATGGAGTGGACCGGATTCAACGAATGGATCAAGACCAAGAAGGGAGAAGTATCAAAAGCAGAAATAGAGGAGTTTTTTGAGCAGAACCAGATCCAGGTACAGGAAGTTTTAAAAGGGGATCTAACAAGTTCTCAAGAATTTAGAAAAATTGCCCTGGAAAATACTGCAGATGAGCTACGCTTTCTTATGTCAAATGACGAGGGGCTTTATAATATGAGAGATGAAATACATCCTTTAATTGACAGATTAGAAGATGGAACTTATTCACCTCAAGATAGCACACAACTAAATGAGTGGTTTAAAAAATATGGTCAAGATGATGAGGATTATGTTAGTTCATTTTATGAAAGATCACTCAGTCAATTAAGTGCGAAGGATATACCTGGTCAAGTCAGATACCCCCAAAAAGAACTTCAGCTTCCAGGTGGAGAGAACTACAGGGAGCTGCTGCTTAGAGTGCCTGCGAAGCAAGTACAATGGAATAGGGATAA